AATCATTACTTCGATGCCGCTGGCAAGGCGTACCATCAGACCGGCGAAGTCCTCGGGGTCTTGCGGTGTCATGAAGGCGAATGAGGCTTCGGTGGTGCGGCTTTCTGAGTCCACCTCAAGGTGTGTGCAGAAGCCGCTGATGATTCGGGTGCCCATTATCCGTGGTAAGCAGTGACAATATGGGGCGTTAAAGATACCGTTCCAGAGGAAATGGAAGCAATTCTCATGCGAATCTGGGATGCAGGCTTTCCGTTGTAAAAGTAGACGTATTGGCCGGATGCATTGATGGTTTTACTGGTGTCTATTGTGAACCAGTTGCCGTTGCCGTTGAAATTTGCCTCTAAAGCCAAGGTGAAGTTGGCTTCGCTTGTGACGGCAGCTGCAAATGAGTATTCGCTGGTGTGGCCATGGACCGCGAACCAGTCGTTTACGGCGGACATTGTTGCCCCTGTGTATTCGACGACGTTTGTGAACCGGTCGACGGCGGTTGTAGCAACACCAGCCATTACTTTTACCCCTTTGGTTTGCGTTTTTTAGCTGTTTTGGCTGCTTTTTTGAACGCTCCAGCGGTTGGGGCACCTTTTGAGCCGGGTTTACGCATACTTTCGTCCGCGCCAGCCTTGATGCGCCTACGTTTAGCGTGGATATTGGCGTAGAGACCGCGTTTTGCCATGGACACCGCTACAGCTGTTCATATTCTACTTCTTGGGTCCCTTCTTTCCCTTGGGCTTCTTCTTTTTGCCTTGGCCGTAGTGTCCGGGCATTGATTTAGGGCGCGGGTTCAGCTGAATCTACCTCTTTTTGGGGTGATATTTCGGCTTCGATTACGTCGCTTTCAGGTAGTTGGGCGGTGACTACTTTGGGTTCGACTTGGATATTTAGTGATGGCACTTGGACCGATACTTGTTCCGGGGTGTTTTCGCCTAAAACGCGGCCCAGGGAATCCAAAACTTGCGCGGCGACTTGGTAGTGGCCCTTTTTCATCGCGGCGTGCACGACCCGGAGGCGCATCGTTTGGATGCGGCCCAGCATGGCTTCGCGGTCGCGGATCCAGTCCTCTTCGGTCCACTGCTTTACTTGGTCCCAGTCGCGCCAGGCAGTCGGAATGCTGATACCCTCGCGGGCACTGTGCTCATATACGATTTGACGCACGCTGTGACCGTCAAGTTGATGGCGGTACATGCGGCGTTGTCGCGCTTCGATGTATTCCTGGGCGCGTTTATCACCGCGTGTTCGCTTTTTTGGCCCCTCGTAATTAACCATTAGTTTGTGTAGCTCAATACAACCTATATGAAGTTGTGCCCATTACGCCTGATTTTGCCAGGTTGAATTGTTGTAGGCATAGATAGCCGAAGGCGTCAAATGCGTGGTCTACGCCTAGGTTTTTGTTTGGTAGGCCCGTTCCAGGGGCATAGGTCAGGCTGCGGAATGACTTGATTAGTTCCTTGCAGCGTGGGTGGATGTAGCAGCGGCGCGTTCCAGTGGCATCCAGTAATGCGGTGTTGACGGCGGTGATTTTGTCGCGTACTTTCCAGGGGCTGCGTGGGGCGCAGACGCGGAATCCCGATTTTCGCAGGATGTTGTGGTCCGTTGCGCCTACGCCTTGGGTTTTGCGGGCGCCACCTGTTGGGTCCGGGCAGGCCATGATGCGGCGTTCCAGGCCGAAGCGGCGGATTACTTCTTCCGTGAAGTCCCAGGTGGTGGCGCCGCCTGTTAGGTGGATTTCGTCGAAAACATAGAGGATGTCGTCGGTTTTTACTGCGCAGATTCCCGTCATTGGGTCCACGTTGAAGTCCACGCCCAGTAGTAGTGGCAGGATTGGGATGTCCTTGGCTTCTGTGCTGATGTTGGCGTCGCTAAATGAGACGGCAACGAGGCCGGATAGGTTTTCAAAGCTGGCCTCGAACTCTTGGCGGAAAGTTCGGGGGTCGAGTTGGCCTCGCGCAGCTTCGATTTCCTCCGGTGGAACGTTGCCGCCTTCAATCGTAGTGAAGCTCCACCGTTTCCAGTTGGTGTCGCCTGTGATGCAGTATTGCCAGAGTTCGTAAAACCAGCTGGCCGTTCCATCGGGTGTGGAAATGAATAAGGCCCAGCCCTGTTTGTCGGCTAGTGCGGGGCGGATCACCTCGAACCAGACAGCGGCGTCCATAAATGCGGCTTCGTCGAGTACCACGCCGGAAAGGCTGCGGCCTCGTAGCGCCATTGCGTTTTCTGTGCCCTTCAGTTCGATTGTTGAGCCGTTGACAAGTTCCAGCTTGAGGTCTGTTTCGTTCTTGGATTTGATCCACGCCGGGGGAACAATACGTTTCATAACTTTCCAGGCAATGTCCTTTGCCATGCGGTAAGTCGGGGCGCAATAAAAGAACGTTTCGCCGGGTGCAGCAATCGCTCCACGCAAGAGTTCGATGCAGGCTAAGTAGGACTTTCCGAAGCGGCGGCCTGCGACTAGTACGCGAAAACGTACGTCGCTGTTGAAAACTTCACCCTGCGCGTGCCGTAGCGATAGTGCGGGTGGTGTACGTACAGCCATATCACAGTAGAAAGTATTTGGTGCGTATTTTTTTGGGGCCTGTACTACAGGATAGTTGACTTTTGGTGGATACCCCCTTAGTATTACAGTAACAGATGTTTCCCACGTACCAGCAGGTTCCCTATGTCCTACGCCATGCCGCCGTTGTTGCGAACCCGCCCCCCTTATTGAGAACGGGTCGATTGTAACATTTTGTGACCGATACGAATTCGTATCAGTCTTCGTCAGTAGCAGCGCCGGCTGCCAGGGTCAGGGAGGTTCCGGCCAAACCAGCACAGGCAACCAGCGCTACGGCCTGCCCAGCCGAGTCAGGGCCCTTGGGGTTAGCTGCTAGTAGCGAGGCCAGACCAGCGCTAATGCAGGCTGCTGATACTCCGCTGATAGCGAAGACGGCAACGTATAAGAATTTTTGAGGGATGAAGTTGGTCATGATAAGGATTGCTGATGTAAATGTTTGTGATAGCTGAGCTTTATCTCACTAAGCGCTCGCTAAGCGACGTGAAACAGTGGACTGGCTAACGCCTAGTCGCTGAGCGATTTCACGCTGGCTTAGGCCGTAGTGGCGGCTTAGGCGCTTAGCCTGCCTGGTTTGACGTTGGGTCTTGGATTCAGTAGCCCATACGATCACGATCAGCGGTAGAAGGATCAACGCGACGATTGCAGCTGTAGTGGTAGTGATCATTAGAAACAGAACCGAAAGGGCTTAGGTGGTGCTCTCCGTTCGGTCTCTACCCTACTACATCAACAGCAGTTGCCAACGTCTAGATTATTAAAGAAACATTAAGCCCGTGATCGGAACGTATCCCACAACTGACCACCTAGATCAATGTGGTCGTATGCATAACGTGCCAAGTCTTGCAATAAGTCCAGGCAAGCCCACGACATAGCAAGATTGACTATCGCAGCGTTCATATCGTCCCCGTCTTCAAAAGAATCGGACACTCCTTCTAAGGCTTGCATCGTTGACGTGGCGCCAATGGCGTCAACGTATCCATCCCACAACGCCTTAATGTCGCTTTCTTGCTGGTTCCAACGTTGCAGCAAATCGAAAGTGTAACACTCTGCCAGGTTCACCCAGTCCGAACGTTCAAAGTCAATAAGTGCTTCGGGGCAGTCATCGAAGCGCTCAATAATGTCTTCAATGCACCGATTCTTCGGCGCAGTCCAGTCCGTCTCTACCCAACGGGAACCGGAAATCTTAAGCAGTTGAGTTAGTGTTGTCATGGCGCTGAGTGGTTTTAAGTTAGTTTGGTCTTCAGTAGAGTAGCACGTCAGACATAAGCCGCTTCAATCTGCTTTGAGCAATTGTCGCAAAACAGAGAATCATCTTCGTAGTTTACGTCAAGACCGATAACAGTCCAGCCGTCATGCCCCGTTGTGGTGGCGATCAGTTCGCGCTCGATTTTGCAGCAACCAGAGCAGAGACACGCTCCATCGTTAGTCACTGCATACATAGGATAGCCGCCGGGGAACGCGTAAGGTGCTTTGGCGAGATGGTCTGCGAAACGTAGCGAGC